GTTAAGGAAATGCTCGGTATTGCGACTGATAAGCTTCAGAAATATAAGGAGATGGCCAGCTTCCTCGGTTCTAAGAAAGCCAAGGATGAGGATATCGTCGATTACTTCACTCGTATTTTCCCGGTGACTGGTTCTTCTACTATTAAGAAGAAGGAAATCTCAAAGAATGCTCTTATGGCTATGGATATCCTCCATACTCAGCCAGGAGCTGGTTTTGCCGAAGGATCTTGGTGGCAGCCTTTTAATGCCATCACTTATATTACTGACCATCTCGTTGGCCGTACGGCAGATACTCGTCTTGCCTCTGCCTGGTATGGTTACAATAAGGGTCTTAAAACTAAGGCTCTTGAACTCGCCGTTGAAATGGCGGAGGCTGCGTAATATCTATTGACTTCTTTTGAAAATTGAGGTACAATAGGTTCTAAATTGGAGAGTCGAGATGGCAAAGCGTTCACTTATTGTTATGAAGAAGAAAAAGACTCGTGTAACACGTAACGAGACTTTCCTTGTCAATTTTAAGTACATGGGCGACGAGCCTGTTTTCACCAAGCCTCTCGACAATCTCGATTATGCCAAGGCTCTGAATTGGTATAATACTATGTGTGATCTTAAGGAGTGTCGGGAGTTTCTTGACACCTACCTTAAGAACTCTAATCGTTTTGTCGAAGCCAAGCGTATCAACTCCGTTCCGGATTCATGGTTTAATGTTTCTGCCGCTGCAATTTCACGATTGCTGTCCAAAGGGTATGTTATTCCTGAAACTGGTAAAACATTTCTTGAATTAAAAATTAAGATGATGCTTTCTCACTCTACGGCTCCGGTCGAAAAGAGAGAAAATAAGACGAATGTGATTTCTATTCAAGATCGTATTCGTGAAAAGACTCAGGATATTATCGGCGATATTGAACAAGCTATTGATTCTGGTGAAAAGTTTTCTCTCTATGATTGGTTGAAGGGTCGTAGTATTCCTGCCACATATTGCACTTCTATTGTTAATTATTATGCTCCATGGCTTGGTGAACTTCTCGAGGCGTATGATGGTACATGCCCTCAGCTTAAGGAAGCATACTCATATATGACTAAGAAGCAGTTGAAGGAGCGTATTGACTTCATCAACTCTATTCTTGAAGATGCTGAAAAGTATGCCGGTGTTGCCAAGAAAACTCGTGCTCCCCGTAAAGCTCGTCCTCTTTCAAAGGAAAAGATTCTCAAGAACTTCCGTTATCAGAAAGAAGATAATACGTTCAAGATCGCCTCGGTTAATCCCGAAAAGATTATCGGAGCACAGGAACTCTGGACGTTCAACACGAAATATAAAATTGTCACGGTGTTTCGTGCAATTGATCGTGGTGGGCTTCAGGTGAAGCGTACTAGTATTACTGGATTTGATCCTAATACTAGCTTTAGTAAGAGTGCCGGACGTTCTGCCGAGGCGATCGTTCAGAAAATTCAGTCGAGTGGTAAACTCGTTCTGCGTAAGCTTATGGATGAGATGAAAACCGATAAGGTTCTTCAGGAGCGTATTAACGAAAATACTGTTATTATGAGGGTGGTGTGATGAAAATTCTAAACAAATGCTCTATTTTTACCGATGAAACAGTCAAGTTGATTGAAGAGAAGTTCAACGTTAAGTATGTGTTTGAGTCCTGTCTTAAGAATACAGAAGGTAGTTGGGTTAATTTCCCCATTGCTATTTTCTATAGTGAGCAACCACATCCACAGGGTTCGAACTATATGGGAGCATATAACCGTGATGGGTATATGTACGTTACCGATGCATTGTCAGGAGTTGAAGATGTCACATATACTGGTATCGAGTGCAATGGCGAGGTAACATATTCTCGGTTCCGTCATGACTATCGTGGTACAGGCTGTGGGAAATTTATCGATGGCGGTCGCGACTATCTTCGATATGGTGGTCATGGTGAAATCAAGCTGGTGAATTTTAAGGTTGTTAAAGATAAGCTGGAGATTCTGTAATGTATATGATTAAGATTACCCAAGAAGTTAAGGAAGAGATGGTTCTTTCTGTACTTAAAGATGATTATATTTGGATTTGTAAAGATATTGCTACATTGAAAAATCGAACTGATCTTCCACCGCATCTTCATGAAGATCTTATCCAAGATTGTGTTCTTAAAAAAGCTATGGAAATTCTTCTTAAGTATTACATGCCTGTTGCTGAAGCTGAAGATTATATCAAGAAAACACTTGACGAATGTAAACTTTTGTAGTATAATAAATACTATGCTAAGGTTGTTGAGACGTAAGGAATAGATCAGTAAGACTCGGGGGCGATACCCGACGCCTCCACCATAAGGAAATCAGTATGAACCTAGATGAAATTTTTCGATATCAATCAAACTTAGGGATGACGAAGTTCTGGTATTTGATCGTTGAAAACGGAAAGCTTCGCTGTTGTAACCATGAAGCTTCTGAGCTAGAAAGTCTTGCACCTTTGTTAAAAGGATACAAGTATACTGGCGTCCATTCTCTTCCAAGGTTCGTTAAGTTTCTTTATGATGGGGGCGAAATAGGATCGATTATTGATGATAAAGGTACGAGTAGACCAAGGCAAATATAAATGCAAACGATAACTTTGCACAGGACTTCGCTCTAGCAGCGTAAGCACCTTGGGTATGGGTTCCACCTAGAAACAGAACGGACTCACTTTTTCATAGGAGATTGATATGTTTGAACTTATTGTAGGATTTGCAGTTGGTGTTGTTGTTGGTTGGAATGCACTTCCACAGCCAACTTTTATTGCTAAGATTTACACCAAGCTATTTGGTGGTATGTAATGAATATGTTCACACCATATATCTTATACCGTGTATGGTGTGAATCTCTTAAAAGTTTCTGGTCACTTAGTTCAGCTGGATAGAACAACGGATTTCTACTCCGTATGTCGAGGGTTCGAATCCTTCAGTGACCGCCAATTGGGCGTGGGTGTTGGTACACGGGAGAGATTTATAAACTCTTTAGCACCGGACGGGTGTTCTTGACTAGGTTCAAATCCTAGCACGCCTACCATTTTACAGGAGTTAAATTATGAATGAACGTTATAGCCACTGGCTATGGAATAGTAAATTAGCTAATTTTATCGCCCAAAAAGCTGTTCGTTTTAGCTCTTGGATGTGGAATAAGCAATATGGAAATCGAAACTAATTACTTTATCGAGTAAGCTTTTAAAAATGAGGTTTTTGTGGAAACAGTTTTAAAGAATAACACATTTGTCTCTGACATCGAAAAACTTTGTCGAACCAAAAACATTGAGTACATCGACGCTGTTGTTATGTGGTGTGATAAGAATAAGCTAGAAGTTGAAACTGCTGCATACTGGATTCGTAAAGATCCGGCAATGAGGGCTAAAATTCAAGCCGAAGCAGAAAATCTTAATGTTCTTAAACGTGGTGCACGGTTACCACTGTAGGAGTTGTGATGGCTACATATACAACCAAGATCGATGTAGATCTCAGTGATTTCGACGAATGGGAATTGAAAGATGAACTTGAGTCTCGTGGCTACTCAGTAAGTTCTGATCCTGGAAGCTTTAAAAAAATTGATGAATTGAGTGATGACGAACTAGTTGATGCACTTCAACATCGTGGCTATGTTATCTATTATAAGAAAACAGATATTCCGTTTCAAATTTATCAGTCATATCTACTTGATACACCAGAGCAGTTTAAGAAACAGCTTGAACAAATTTTTATCGAGAATGGGTTGAAACCTTGATATTTGTCTTTTATGTCTACGCTTACATCAGAAAAACTGACGGAACACCTTATTATATTGGTAAGGGTAAAAGAAATCGCGCTTTCCTAAAACATAAAGGTGTCAGTGTTCCAACAGACAAAACTAAAATAATTTTCTTAGAAACTAACTTATCAGAATTCGGCGCTTTAGCTATTGAGCGACGATATATTGAGTGGTATGGTCGAAAAGATATGGGTTCTGGTATACTGCTTAATAAGACTCCTGGTGGAGATATGCCTCCCAATAATAAGGGAGTAATAAGATCTTTGGAATATTGTATGAAAATTTCAAAATCAAAAACAGGTAAGAAACGGTCTGACGCAGCTTGTTTGTCGATATCTAAAGGTCGCACTGGTATAAAAACAGGACCATGTTCAGAATCACGAAAAAATGCTATTAGATGCAAACGCCAAGGTAAGGTATGGTACACAAATATTGATAGATCTGAGTCAACTTGTTGTTATCCAAACCAACAACCTGTAGGTTGGATTTTAGGTCAGAAGATTAGAAAATGCCCACAACCTGGATTGAAACGAAACAGAAATGACGCCATTCGAGTGCTATCAGGAGTATTTGGCGCTGAAGAATCACTTCTCTAAGCCATCTTATGATTATCAAAAATATTGCGGCAAAACAGGCGCTAAACTCGCCACATTCGATGCTCGTAAAGATAAGCTTTTCTTTCAAAAACTCGCTAAACATCCAGATGTCACCAATTTTCTAGTAGCAAACTTATCTGAGAATGATAAAGCTTGGATTAAAG